GCATATTCTACAGCAGCAGCTTCTCTACGTTCTGCTTCTCTCATCTTACGAGTAAGTTTTGCAATACGTGATTGAACTCCTTTACTGTAGTCTTCTAATTTTGAATCATCTTCCGTTTTTTCTGTTTCCGTTTTTACTTCTTCTTTTGTTTCCTCTTTTACTTCTTCTTGTTCCGTGTTTGCTGCAACTTCTTTCGTTACTTCTTCTGGTAAATTAACTTCGGTTTCTGGACCGGAAGTATCTAAATCTACCATGACTTCGTCTTTTTTTATTTTATTTTCTTCTGGCATAGTTTCCTTCCTATGTTAATATTTGTGCAGGATATCTGTTGGATCCTGTACGGTTGCTAACACTTCATCTTCATTTAGAAGACGAACTTCTCCACCATCAATTTCTATTCGTGATCCTGCATAACGAGCAAAGACCACCCAATCACCAACCTTGCACCATGGACCATTTGGATATCTCTCTTTATCAACGTAGCAAGCATCTCCCATCGCAAGTACGTTTCCGCATTGTGATGCCACTTGTTGTCGGTCTATAGTTTCATTTCCTAGTAAGATTCCGCCTTTTGTTTTTTCATCCATTCTAAATGGTAAAACAAGCATTCTCCAACCAGTTGGTTTTGGTAATTTTGTTTTTTCTTTTGTAACTTCTTTTTTAGGTTCTGTTTTTTTTACACCTACTAAATCTTTATTTGGTAGTGTTATCTTGGGACTTGTGGTTCCCAATATCGATGACTGTTCCTTCATTTTTCTCCTCTGAGTTAAGCAGGCTAGAAAGTTCCTGACGCACTAATTCTAATGCATTTATTTGTCCTAATATATACTTATAATTTTCCATGGTGTCAACACCAGTGGTTATAACATTAGTTAGGTTTGCTAATTGAGCATCTAATGCTCTTTGTAATTTATATATTACTGTTTCGGGACTCATTTAGTTTTTTTTAAAACTTTTTTTAATGTTTTTGCTTGAGCAGCATGTGTTTTAGATGCTTTCTGCAAACCTTTCATTACTTTTTTAATTTTAAGATTTTTTAATTTACCTTGAACTTGTTTTTTTATTTGTAATCTACCTATTGCCATTTAACATTTCCATCTTCTCCGTGCTTGTCTTATTCGTGAATTAGGATCGTTACGAGTTTTTGCTGATGACCTTTTTAATTGTCCTAGTGATCTAGCGCAGTATGATTTCCTACGATTAGCAGCTTTTGATCCTGGCTTCACTTTTCCAGTTACGGCTGTTTTTAATTTACTTCCAGGGTTTGCTCTTCTGTAAGCAGCGACACCCTTCTTAGTCATACCTGCTCCAGATTTTGTAGGTCTATAATTTGCACCCTTACCTGTAGTGGTTTTTCTTATAGGGTTTTCCCTACTTCTCATTACGCTTTCTTAGCTGTTTTAGCAGATCTTTTTAAAGCTTTATCAGTTACAGTTCCTTTACCTGGTCTGCTAGTGCCTCTTTTTTTGGCTCTGTTCATGTAATAATAAAGACCTTTTTTAACTGTTCTTCCGTCTTTAGTTACATGAGTGTCTTTTCCTGATCCGCCTTTTTTAAAGGTTCTTCTCATCATGCCTCCTCCCATAGCTTTTTTTCTTTGACTCATCTTTGCACCGGCAATTCTATCTGCCTGTGTTGGATTTGGATTTTTGTCTATGCCAGCTTTTACACTTAACATTCCAAAATTACTTTTTTTCTTAACGTCTTTTCCTTTTTTATAACTCATTCTCATTTTTTAATGTCCTTTCCTTTTGATATACCAGATTTGGTAATTTTTTCACCTTTTAATTTTTGAGTTGTTTGTCTTAGTTTAATTCTAGCAGGATCGATGCTTTCTTCCATTTTTTGAAAATCACGTTTCATCCTACCTTTTACTTTATCAACAGATATATTAACATCTCTTATTGTTCTTTCAAGTTTATTTTTTGCAGGTTTAAATTTAAACGGATTTACAACCTCTGTGCCAGTGGTTTTTTGTTTACCACCTTTGATAAGGTTCTTAATAGTTTTAACACCGTATCCTACAAATTTACTTGACATTATTTTTTTCCTCCGTTTTTAAAAATCTGTGTGCCTTTTATACCATAAATACTTGCTACGACAAGAATCCAAAGATTTGTAAACCATGACGGCAGTTGTTGGAATTGGTCAAAAAATTCTTTTATCTTTGCAGATGCACCCGGATCGTCACTAAAAACCCCGTACGCGATCACCAAAATTGGTAGCGTTAACACGATCAAAACGAACTCGTCTTTCCAGTCCGATTGTCTTGCTTCTAAAAGTTTTCCTTGGTAAGCTTCCTCTCCAGAAGCCATACGAGAAGCGTGCATATGCTGTGCATCTGCCATCTTCATTTTAGTTTCTTGTTTTTTCTTATAGATGTGAGTTGCAGCGTTTAAACCAAGCTTAAGTGCTGAAAACCACATACTAATACCAAGTTACGTCTTTTTGTTTTCTTGCAGCACCAGTTCCTTTAACCGGATTGCTATCACCTTTAGCAATATAGCTTTTTCCTCTAAAACTTTTCTCAGATTTAGGGTCAACTATCTTTGCTTGTTCTGGAACAGCAACTTTTTTGCCACCTGTTTTATAGTTCATCATAATTTATCCTTTTACTTCTTTGGTTTTAAGTTTGCAAGTTCAAATCTAGCGTCATTTGCTATTTCTTGCTTTTCTAATGATGTATCAGCACGTAATTCTGCTAATTCTTCGTTTTGATCCATCTTTTGTTGGTTTAATTGTTGCGCTTGAAGTAGTTTTGCTCTTTCAAGTTGTTGATTTGCAGTTGTTTCTTGCTGTTTACGTTGATTTTCCATTGCTTTTAGGTCAACTTCACGTGATTTTAGTTTTAATAACGGGTCAGAGTCAAATTGTGATGTAATTTGCTTCTCTTCTTTCATAAAATCTTCTGTCATCTCTGCAATTAGCACTGCTTTTCTTGCTTCAATAGTTTGTGATATCTGTTGAGCCTGTTGTTGTGCTTGTGGATTGACTGCTGCTTGTTGTGCAAGCTGTTGTAGTTGCATCATTTGTTCTCTAAATTCTAATTGCACCTGTTCTGTTGCCATTAAACTTATATGTTCTAAAATATTTTTTTGTATTGCAGCCATAACCTGTGGATTATTTCTAACCATGTTAGTTGACATAAAATTTAAGTGAGCTGTAATGTGTGCTCTATGATCTTGACCTGGAAATGCTTGAAAAGGTCTACCCGCTAATGCATCAATGTGTTCTAAACTTGGATCTTTAGGTGCACTTGGCGGAGGTGGTGGTAAAATTCTATCAATGTCTTTTATACCTAACGCTTCATACATTTTTCTATATGCATTATACAAATTATGTATTTGTGGACTTGCCATTGCCATTTGCAATCCAGTTTGTGCAAGTGATATTCTTTGAGACATAGAAAATATATTAGGGTCTGCAACTGGTAACACATCAACTCTGTCATCAAAGTCTGCAACCTTTATATTTTTTTGTCCACCAATAACATCATAAGGATATTCTGGCGGTAGGTATGTAGCAAATACTTTTGCTAGTAATTTAAATTCTGATTTTAATGCAGCGTATAATCTTTTGTGGATTGCTGACATTACTCTTGAACCACGTTCTAAAAGAGCTACAGTCGTACCAACAGCCGCCTGTTGGTTCCCGTCACCGACTTGCATGTCAGCAATTGACGCGAATCTTTGTCCTGCTTGAACAACTATTCCCATCAACTGTAATAAAGTTGCTGATGGTTCTTTGTATGGAAGGAATACGAAGGCATCTTTTAGATTGCCACCCGGAGTATCTACATCTTTAAATTCTCCTGGCTGTATTGGTGTTGCATCATCTTTGACTCTAACACCTCTTTGTTTAAATCCTGCGGGTAAGTTTGATAACGTCCCGGCATCTAATAATTGACGGAGAGCCGCCGTTGCCGTACGACTCAATCCGCCAATCATATGTATCAATCCAAATCCATAAAATCCTAGTCCAGGCAGAAATTTGAAATGGACAAAATATTGGATTTTATTTTTAAGTGGATCATTGGGCGCGAAGTTTCGTCTTATCGACAAAACTTTTTGACTACCTTCTTCGATTGTAACGACGTAAGGTAATTTTATTCCAGTTGGTTCACCATCTCGACCAACATCTTCAAAACCTTCTAAATCTATATTAACGTGACATTCTAATAACGTGTAAAGTTTTTCTCCTTTACCTGTTTTAGTAACTCCTTCTAGTTCACGTTCTTTATCTGCTACTTTATCAGCATCTGTAACATCAGATGGTTTTGATAACTCTATGTCTGAATAGAATCCGTTTACTTGTTGTTTACGTAATTCGTTTTCAGAAATTTTTATAACATGAATGACTGTTTCCGCATCGTCTAATGAGGTAGCCGTATACGGAACCACTAAGTCATCCGCAGGGACGAACTTTGATACAGCTCTCCCTAATAAATCATCGTAATAAACTTTTTTAAAAGTAGAACCTGCAAGAGGTAGATGAAATAACATTTGATCAAACTCTGGTTCGTATTCCCTCATTTGATCTATGATTTGATAATTCATAAAATCTTTTACTCTTTGTGCTTGTTGTTCTTTAACAGGATTAGATACACCAAGTATCTGTGTTCTAACCGGTCCATCTGCTGGTAATAATTCTTTGTAAGCTAACGCTTGAAACTGTGTCACCGCTTCTGCAAGAACTGGGTGTGTTGCACCACTTGCTCCTTGGAAAGGTTCATTACGGTTATTGTATTTAAATCCTAAAAGATCTAGACCATTCATATAAGCCTGTTCCCAATCTTTTCTTGATGCTTTGTAATCTTGATAGTCTGATCTTAATTTTGATCCTAGTGGATCTAGATTTTCTTCTGGTAATATGTCTGCAAGGTTATCGAAGTGTGATTGTGTGCTTGCTTGGTTCACGGAACTTGGTTCAAAGTTTATTGTTGCACCACCCTCTTCATCAGGTGTTACTTCTACCGGTTCTTGCTGTTGTTCTTGCTCTTGAATATCGACTTCTTGATCCGGCCCAGGAACTTTTATTTCAGTACGAGTATTCGGGAGAGCTTTATCTATTTCTG